GATTTGACCTTGAAGAGGAAATCAGGAAAGTATCGGTGCACCTTTTCATCTAACGGTGAGCGGTAGGGGATGGCCAGCCCTTCAGAATTCCAATAGACAACGGCAGGGTCACGATCCAGGCGAATCATAACCTTCAATTCCCAGGAACTTCGATAGACGATTTCTTTGACATTGCCAGCATACTTGAGGGGCTGTTCGGGGGTATAGCGGCCTTGTTGATATCTAGACATAGGGTTCCAGGTGTCATATAAATAGTGAACGCACGGAGGATATTTATATGGCCGAATCGAAAACCAAAAATTCATGGTATAAGACCCCCAAGGCCCCCTTGGATGATGTACACCGACCGGCATTTGAGTACGAGAGAATCAATTATCCCTCTGATCTAGGACCAGGTACACGGCATCCTTACTTTATGACATTCTATATTAACCTTCCTACCCTGTCCAAGTATACCACCAATAATTCAAAAGGGCTGACACCAGAAGGTACCGAGGCCCTAAGTGAGATTCAGCGACACCAGAACCAGTCTGGTGCTTCCTTCATATCCAAGGAATTTACGGTTTTGGGTGTTAAGCTGCCAGGCTTCGGCCGCAAGACCTCACGGACGGGAACCTCTATCAGACTGTATATTCCTGAAACCCTCGCATGGAGTTTTTCACAAGGGTGGAAAAACGCAAGTTTGGCGGACCTGCCTGCTGTGGCCCTGGTCCAAGGCGCCGGCTCGGCCGGTAATTCGATTGTCGATGCTGCCAAGGCGGGCGCAGGTAAGACCTTGTCCTCCCTCGTAGGCGAGAAAGGTGAAAAGGCGATTAGTGGGATCTTGCCGTTTGTTGAAGGTGCCCTAGCAGGGGTCACAGGCGACAGGGATCTGGCAACATCAGCCTTTGGGGTGACCGTGAATCCTCAGATCGATGTCATTTATACGGCCCCAGAACTCCGGATGTTTTCGTTTGAATTTTTCTTTGCCCCTCGCACGGCCGAAGAAGCGGAAGCAGTACAAAAGATTATTTACCTGTTCAAGTTTCATCAGGCACCAGAAATTTTGGACGACAAGACTGGTTTTGGGCGTTACTTCGTTCCGCCTTCCGAATTTGACCTTGAGTTTTCTGTGGATTCCTTGGGAAAGATATCAACATGTGTCCTTGAGGATCTGACAGTTGATTATGCCCCCAATGGTACGGCGTTCTATGCCGATAACGCGCCTGTGTTTACCCGTATGACCCTACGATTCAGAGAACTGGAATTTATCACAAAAGAATTGGTTCAGGAAGGGTTCTAAGATGGCCGACGCATATTTTCTTAATTTCCCCCTACGAACATATACACTTAACCCTTCCCCCCAGGTAGGGGAATATGATGTGGTCACGGATATTTTTAGGCGGGTGTCGCCAATCAGAAATCTCCTGCAACGTACCCTGATGTTCTATGCCTATGAGATCCAGGAAGGTGATACGCCGGAACTTCTTGCCTATAAATATTATGGGTCTGTCGATTATCACTGGCTCGTGTCACTCATGAATAATATCGTGGATCCCATTCTTGATTGGCCCAAGACGAATACGGACCTGGATCGTTATGTGTCTGACTTGTACGGAAGTATTCCTGCCGCATCGGCACTGACACACCATTGGACCAAAACCATCACAAAACAATTCAAAGGTAGTTTTGAGCAAGCCTTGGACCTAGGCCTAGCGTCACTTGATGAATTTCCTGAATCCACCAGTGAGGTCACCACGATCATCGATCAGACCATGTATGACTCCATGCCGGCATCGGACACCCGTGTTTATACCTTTGCTGATGGTGGAACGGTGACCGAGACAATCACCAAGGCCACGGTGGATTGCTACACCTTTGAGGAATCGCGCAACAATGAAAAACGCAAGATCGTCCTCCTCAACAATTCATACCTCTCACAGGTAACTAAAGAATTGGGTAGTCTGAAACGATAATGTCCACAGCAACCGGTATGGTAAAAGCCATAGAATTTGAACTTGATTTGTTGGTCCTTATGGGAGCGAATGGTCGTTCCGTGGATCTGCGGCTCGTCATGAGCGAATTAAATGTATTTGAGGATCTCTTCTCTAATGTCATGAGTGGCACGGTGTTGATTAACGATACACAGGACTTGATTAACAAGTTAGGATTAGTTGGTGATGCCCACTTGATCGTCGCGTTTTCAAAGCCATCGATTCCCCTAAAACTTTCCAAAGTGTTTCGCGTCTACAAGTTTTCCGACCGCAAGCGCACCGGTACATTCTCTGAGGATTATCTATTGCATTTTTGTTCTGAGGAATTACTGCTCGATCAATCGGTAAAAATTTCTAAGGCCTACAAAGGGCGGTCGATCTCACAGATGGTGACGGACATTGCCAGGTCGTACCTCGGAATCACGGCGGTCAAGCTGCCCAGTAAGGAAATCACTGCCACCACTCAGAATTTTGATGTGGTGATTCCCTTATGGACTCCGTTCTATACGATCAACTGGTTGTCCAGGATTGCGACCGCTGGAAACGATAAAAGTTGTACCTTTCTCTTTTTTGAAGATTCCCAGGGTTTCCATTTCCACTCCGTTGAAGCCTTATCACAGCAAACACCGGTGCAGGAATTGAATTATATGCCTGCGAATTTTCGAGGTGAAAAGAATCCACAAAAGTCAGACTTACAGCAACGATTCGAGTCCATTGAGAGTTTTGAGATTCTTCAGGGACCCGATCTTCTGAGTTCCATTCCTACCGGTATGTATGCGAGCACAATGACCCGAGTGAATACCATGGATCAAAAGATCACGACACTTTCCGTGGGTGGCGATGTGCTGTTTAATACCACCAAGCACCTGGAGAAGTATTCGGTGTTCTCGAAAGCGAAAGATCGTACGGCCACAGTGCAGACTGACCAGTATACCAGTTGTGTTAGAGTCAGGCACGATTCGATGAGCGTAGAGAAGTGGTTGCTCCAGAGAAGTGCGTACTTGACGGGCATCCATGCCTTTAGGATCAGGGTCGTCGTCCCTGGACATCTGGGGCTACAAGTGGGGCAGGTGATTAAGTTGAATCTCCCTGCTGCCTTCAAGAATTCTGCTGCCACTGGAGTCCTGCCTGATGCGCTGTATTCAGGTAAGTATATTATTACATCGGTGCTACACAAGTTGGATCGGGAAAAATATGTCTGCGTCCTCGAACTCTCCAAGGATGCCATCCACGATAAGTTATCCCCTGCGTTGCAGGATAGCCCTGGTCTACACCAGTTAAGGAAACTCTAATGTTTGATAATGATTTGGGTGCACAATTTATTTGGTGGATCGGTGTCGTGGAAAGCCGCCAGGACCCCCTGAAGGTGGGGCGTTGCCAGGTACGCATTGCAGGATCCCATACTGATAAGAAGTCCTTGATGCCCACAGAGGATCTCCCTTGGGCCCAGGCCTTGATCCCCTTGAATGATAATGCGTCCCTGCAAATCAAAGAAGGTGATATGGTCGCAGGGTTCTACCTCGATGGCACTGAGGCCCAACGCCCTATCATTCTAGGTATTCTCCCAGGCATTCCGACACAACTTCAAAATCCCTCTATAGGATTCGTGGATCCTCGGGAGGGCACCTCTTTGTCCAGTGCCCCCAAGCAGCCTACGTCCTTGACGATCAATTCGACAGGTGATGGGGTCAAGATTACCGAAGGCACACCTTCTCGTTATCCTTCGCGCCTCAATGAATCCACCTTTTCCCGCTTGTCCCGCAATGAGAAGTTGGAAGAGTCACCTATTCAGTCCAAGAAAGATTCAGTCTTTAAGTCAATTCCCAAGGCGGGCGGCGGCACCTTCGATGAACCGGAGACCCCCTATGCAGCCGTCTATCCGTACAATCGAGTGATGGAAACAGAATCGGGGCATATCGTTGAGTTTGATGATACACCTGGGGCTGAGCGTATTCATATTTACCATCGGTCAGGTACCTTTGACGAATATCATCCCAACGGTGATAAGGTACAACGTGTCAATGCCGATTCTTATGAGATTGTCCTAGCAGATAAGATGCTCTATGTGAATGGGGATTGTACGATTACCGCCAAGAAGTCTATCAATATTAAGGCAGGTGAGAATATCAGTCTTGAAGCGGGAAAGGATGTGTATATTAAGGCTGGAGGGTCTTTCAAGTCGCAGGCCACCACGATGCAATCTCATTTTACCGCAGGTCCTATGACACTCGATGGTGTGCCTTTGAACTTGAATCTTCCTTCTCCTCCGCCGTTAGGGGAACCAGGTTTACCGATCAGTACCACAGTCTCGGCCACCACGACCATTGATGAGGTGATTACTCCTGAGGTTTCGACTCCTGGAAATCAAGTTTTGGTAGAACGCCCAGGGGCGAATGTCAGTGATAGGAAACCTTTGGATGTGAAATCCGGTCCAGTGGCTTCGCCGACAGATATTCCGGCACCACCATCGGTCGCTACCACAGGGGCCATTTCTTCAGCCGAGGGGGCTGATGTGATGATCCGTGCCATGAATCGGGCCAAACTCACCGATCCTACTCAACGTGCGGCCATCTATGCCCAAACGAATCATGAGTCTGGCGGCTTCAAGCGCCTGACAGAAAGTTTCAAGTATACGCGGGAAGGACTGCTGAGTACCTGGTCTAAATACTTCACCACTGATAATATTGACGAGTATCTTCGTCAAGACAACAAGATTGCCAGTCGCGTGTATGGAAATCGTATGGGTAATTCCAATGAGGCGTCCCTGGATGGTTGGCTGTTCAGAGGCCGTGGGTTCCTCCAGTTGACAGGGAAAGCAAATTATCTTGCTGCTGCGCGGAGTTTTAATCAAGATTTCGTGGGGTCTCCTGATGCGGTAGCCAGTCCGGCGACCTCAGCCGATGTGGCTGTATGGTTCTTCCTCAAAGGTGCTTCGGGATATGGATACAGGGGTCTCTATAGTGACACGGTCGCGGTGACCAAGTATGTCAATGGTGGTACCAACGGTTTGGCAGATCGCCAGGTGAAATTTGCCGAAGCGCAGACAAAGGTGGCCGTGACAACATACAATGAGGTACTCGTTTAATGCCAGGGGTAGCGCGAGTAGGACAGGATTTGAACAGTGGACATGTCGGGGATTCTACCCCCTGTATTATAGGATCTCCTACGGTGTTTTGTAACGGGTACGCCATCGCTCGCATAGGGGATCCTTGGGCACCGCATATAGCACATCAGCCTTTGGGTGGCACTGGATCAACCACCGTCTTTGTCAACGGTCACGGTGCGTCCCGGTTAAATGACATGACTGACTGTGGTACGATAATTTTAACAGGTTCTCCGGATACATTCTGTGGAGGATAATTATGGCGTTTAGTCTTGATACCAGTGGGATCAACATTCCAGGTATTCCCACGTCCGTTCCGGCACCCACTTCAGGCATTAGCTCGACGAGTTTGTCATTGGTGGACCGTATTACCTCAAATCCTGGAGCCTTATTCTCAAATCCCATGGTCGGCACGGTCAATTTTATGGGAAACTCTGTGGATAGCGTGGAGACGAGGTTACGGTCAATTGTGGCAGGACCAGCGATTGGCACTGGTAAGATTAGCGCGGCCGAGGCACAATCCTATCTGGCGGGGCAAGGTCTCCAGGATCTTCGTAGTAGCATGGGAAATTTTATGGTTCATACGGACCGATTGTCCGGTCTGCTTCAGAGCCAAGGTATCAGTACCCCCGGACTACAGCAAATTATGTCGGTGGGTAGGCAAATGCAAACGATGATGACGTTGGTCAATGCGGCCAGTGGTTGCACTAGCGCCTTGGGTGGGGCCACAGGTATCTTCTCACAGGGCACCATTGACGGGGAGACCAGTAAACTCGCCGACATAGGAGAACAGATTTCCAATGGGGTGGCCACGATTGCTGATCTTACCCAGACCGTCACCAATGTCACCAATACCGTCAATGGAATCATAGACAAAGATTCCCAGTTCTTGCAGAATTGTGTCAATCAACTCCAAGCCGCGGCTGTCGGATTGGCCATGGAAGCGGCATCTAAAGATCCCTGCATCGCCTTTCTGTTCCAATCTGTCTCGAATCTAAATCCAGGTGGTCTGCTCGATGTGCTCTCGAAACCTTTAGCCAAATAAGAACGCATAAATAAGACTATGGACAGCCCAATCACTCCGATCTATCAGGACTTTGATCTCAACTTCGGATTCCACCCGGTCAGAAAAGACCTGGTGTTGATTCGTGATGAGGCGTCGGTCATTGCGTCACTCAAGAACCTGCTGATGCTGAACCACTTTGAGATCCCATTTCGTCCTGAGATAGGGAGTAACATCCGAAAATTGTTGTTTGAGAATATGACCCCCTTCACGGCGGACGACCTGAGGCGGTTTATTCGTGAGACCATCGTAAACTTTGAACCCAGGGTCAAAATTGATATACTCACAGTCGATGTCAACCCCGATGATAATGGATACTCGGTGCACCTGGAATGCTATATTGGTATCAATCCAAAGGCAGAGATTGTCAATTTACTCCTAGAACGAATCCGATAATGCCTGGCGGCAGAAATTTGGAGAGGGCGGCACAATGGCAGACAAACTGAACATCACCACTTTAGAATTTGAGGATATTAAACAGAACCTCAAAGATTTCCTCACGACTCAGAGCACCTTCAAGGACTATAATTTTGAAGGTTCGGCCATGTCAATCCTCATAAACCTGTTGGCCTATAACACCTATTATAACGCCTACTATTTGAATATGCTGGCCAATGAATCATTCATTGATACGGCCGTCGTTCGCAACTCGTTATTGTCGAAGGCGAAAGAACTGAATTACACTCCCACCTCGCGCCGGGCACCCACCGCGATTATCAATCTTACGGTTACACCTCCTGGGGGCAACACACAGGGTACGTTAACCCTGGATCGTTTTACGGAGTTTCAAGCGGAGACCATTGACGGGATCAATTATACTTTCGTGGCCGGGGATGCTCATACTAGTTATAAGGAAAATGGGGTATTCCCATTCACCGATATCGAATTGAAAGCGGGAACTCCTCAGACGGTTACATTTACCTATGATCCGGTCAATAATCCCCGATCAGAATTCTCATTACCCAATGATGATATTGATACTTCAACCCTGCAAGTGGTGGTCCAGGAATCCTCGATCAATGCCGTCTCGATGATTTATAACAAATCAGAGGACATCACAGATTCAGACGCTACGACCGCGGTCTATTATTTGTCTACGTCCGTTGATAACTTATACAAGTTAGTGTTCGGAGATGGTCAAATCTCCAGGGCCCTTTCAAACGGCAACATCATCGTGGCCTCCTATCTGACCACCGACGGCGATCTTGCCAACCGGGCGAATAGTTTTGCCACAGGGTCTATCGGGGGATTCTCGAATGTGGCCGTTACCCCAGTATCGGCAGCCGCCGGCGGATCCGAACGCGAAGAAGCCGAATCGATTCGCTTTGTAGCACCGCTGAATTACACGGCCCAGGGTCGATGTGTGACAACGAAAGATTATGAAACTCTGATACGCAACCGTTATCCGGCGATCAATACTATTACTGTATGGGGTGGAGAAGAGAATGTGCCTCCTGTCTACGGCAAGGTCTTTATTTCATTCGCTCCTAAGACGAATGTGATTATCAATGACACCGAGAAACAGCGAATCATCGATGAGATTATTACCCCCATTTCCATGGTCACTGTGACCCCGGTAATTGTCGATCCAGACTATGTGTACATCAAATTTGCGACTCGCGTGGAGGTGCTCACAAAGTTGACCACCCTCACCACCGAACAAATTTCTGATGTGGTGAAAACAGCGATCTTGAACTATACCACACAAGCCTTGAACCAATTTGGATCATCGTATGTGTCATCTAAATGTGGGAGAGCCATCGACGATTCCATGCCTGCGATTGTGGGGTCTTCTACAGAAGTACGCATGGCCAAACGGTTCACTCCTTCCTTGAATATTGCCGCGTCATATTCTGTGGATTTCAAAACGGAGTTGCATCGGTCGACCTTTGCCTCAGCCTTACGCTCGTCATCGTTCATGACAAATGATGCCGAGGGAATTTCTCGATTAGCATACCTCCTTGAAGTCCCCGATTCCTTCACAGGACTGGATTCTATTGACATCACAAATCCAGGGTATGGATACACAACTGCACCGACCGTGACGATTACCGGTGATGGATCTGGTGCCACAGCGGTGGCCACTATCGTCAATGGTCGCCTGGAGACAGTCACCTTGGTAAACCGTGGAACCGGCTATTCCTCTGCTCTTGTGTTCTTATCGGGGGGTGGTGGATCCTTGGCATCAGCTTCAGCGGTCGTCTCCTCAAAATATGGGGATATCAAACTCGTTTATACAAGTTCGACCGCTGAATTGATTACAATTGATCCTGCCATAGGTACGATTGATTATGTGACCGGAACCATTTTCATCAATTCATTGAAGATCACTGATCCATTGACCACTGATGGTCTAATAGAAGTATCGGTTGAGCCGTTTGAATCGATCATCACCACAACACTTAATCAACTTCTGACGGTCGATCAATCACAGACAGATGTTATCACAGTCGATGTGCATATGCGGTAATTTATGGCTAATAATTTATCACTACTGGTGCGCCAACAACTTCCTGAGTTTATACGGTCCGATTATGATACGTTCGCCACGTTCATAGAGGCCTATTATGAATTTTTAGACCAAAGCAATAATGCGATTGGTGCGGCGAAGAGTTTGCCTACTAATCTAGACATCGATACAACCACCAC